CCTTGGAAACGTGGTCAAAAGCATGGATTCCTGCGAGTCCGGTATCAAAGATGATGCGGATGCCATCAAGAAGGATCTGGATGGGATAAATGGGAAGAAGACGGACATCGAAACCGCGTGGAAGGCGATAGAGAAGTCCATAAAGGATCACATCGACGCAGCTAAGTCGAGCGTGAGCACCGCGTTTGATTCCATTAAGACCGCCATCACGACCAAGGATTCAGCTATAAAGACCGACGTGGATACGCAGTTCGGTGCGGTCGAAAAGAAGGTTGCCGATACCATGGCCGCCATGAAGACCGCGATCACGGATGCATTCGATGCGATCAGTAAGAAGTTCTCCGATACACTGGACGCTGTGCTTAAAACCACAAACGAGAAGTGGGAGGCTATAAAGACGTCTACCACCAACTGCTTCGAAGCCATGAAGACAGCGGCGGATTCCCCGCTTTCCACTTTGGCAGCCACCGTAGCTACGAAGATGGGAGAATGCGTGTCTTCCGTCAGCGGATCCGTACAGAGCATGAAGGATCTCATGAACTTCGAGTGGAGCCTACCTAACCTGAAGCTTCCGCACGTAAATATTAACGGGTCTTTCAACCTTGAAGCAGGGACGGTTCCGACGTTCACCGTGGATTGGTACCGGAAGGCTATGAATGGCGGTATGATCCTCAATGGGGCGACCATCTTTGGAATGATGGATGGAAAACTCCTTGGTGGGGGAGAGGCAGGCCGTGAGGTGGTTGCTGGTGCAGACAGCCTGATGGCGATGATAGCAAGGTCGGTTACCTCTGCTTTGGCAGGCATCGCTTCCGCGATGTCGTCTTCTGGCAATCGCGGTGTGGATGCACTGGTACAGGCTGTCAAAGATATGACCTATGTCCTTGAGGGCGTCGGGACGCAGGTACGGGCATCCATAGCTGATATTGGAAACGGGATCCAGGGTTCCGCCATGGTGGCATCTATGGAGCATGTCCGGCAGGCGTACAGCACGATGTCCGGTATTTCCAACGTGACACGGAACAATACGGTGGGACATATTGAGATAAACGTCTATGGTCAGTCAGGCCAAGATGAAGCGGCCATCGCACGTGCCGTAGAGGACAGGCTGTCGGATTCCCTGAGGCGATCCATGGCAGCGTGGGCATGAAAGGAGGGGTCGTATGCCCGGGTCTAACGTAGTGTATTTTTCATTCGGCGGGGTGGACACGAGGGACTATCAGATCATCGTGGACTCCTCCGACACCCTTGTGAAGCCCGTCCGGGATATGGAACGGATCGTGATTCCCGGAAGATCCGGGGGGCTTACCGTGGATAATAAGCGCTTCAATGATATAAGCGTCACTTACCATTGCCACGTGAAGAACGGATTCGACACCAACTTCAATAACTTCATCGCTGCCCTCCACGCGTTGGGGGGCGAGCGGAAGCTGGTGGACGACCGCATGGAGAAGTACTATACCGGGATATACAATGGCGTGAATCAGCCGGGATGCTATCGGAAGGCCATCTTCGATACGGAGGTACAGGCGGAGGGAATATACGCCGGGTATTCCGGGGATTTTGATATCACGTTCACGTGTAAGCCACAACTGTGGTTAAACGCGGGGGATTCAGGTATAGAAGTGCAGCAGAATGCGACATTGCGTATATACAATCCTACGAATTTCGTATCCAAGCCGTTGCTGTTGCTGTACGGGAAGGGGACGAGCAGTGCTCCTGCGTATTTCTACGTGAACGGTCGTGGTATAGCCGTGAGCGTAAATTGCCCGTATAACTATGTATACGTGGATTGCGAGTTGGAAGACGCCTATGTTGGAGCGGCGAATTGCAATCAGTATATAACCTCGGTGAGTGGCGGGAATTTCCCGGAATGCAGTGCCGGATCCGCGGGTTTTACTGCGTATCTTAATGCCCCGAACAGCGGTTCGAAGATGATCATTTACCCCAGGTGGTGGACAGTGTGAAAGGAGGGTGGCGTAGATGATACCAGTATTGTATTCGGAGAACGCCATCGTCCTCCAGCACGATTCTGTCACGGACACGTACTCGTATTCGTTCCCGACAAACCATGGCATCGGCAGCCTTTCAGATACCATCTCCTGCAAGGTGACGGAGGAACGGAACGGGCAGTATGAGCTGGAGATGGAGTACCCGGTGACGGGGAAGAGGTTTTCCAGTATCGTCGTGGGAGCACTGATAAAGGCTTCCCACGACGATACGGGGGATACCGAATTCTTCCGCATCTATAAGATCACCAAGCCGATGAACGGTAGGGTGACGGTGTCAGCCAGGCATTTTAGTTACTACCTGTCAGGCGTCACCGTCCTCCCGTTTTCCGGGGATAACGCTGCCTTAGGACCTGCTGCCGCCCTGAGGAAGATGTGTACACTGTCGCTTCCCCGGCATGGGTTTACCGTGTCTTCTGATTTGTCAATGCAAACGAGGTACGAGGTCAAGGAGCCAAAGACATTCAGGAGCATCCTTGGCGGAAGCCCCGAATCCTTGATAGAGACCTTCGGAGGAGAGGTAGAGTGGACGGGTAGCAGCGTGAGGTTATGGGCTAACCGAAACCACGGGATTGATTCCGGGGTCGTGCTTCGATACGGTAAAAACCTTACAGACCTGAAGGCTACCCAGGATTCCTCCGGTATGTGGGTGGGTATCCTCCCGTTCTGGAAGGGGCAGTACACCTCCGCATCCGGTAGGGTTACAGACCTCATAACGCATGCTGATGAACCCGTTTATTCGGATGCGGCAGATTCGTACATGTTCAAGACGGTCATTCCAGTCGATCTTACGAGCCAGTTCGAGTCGGGGGAGCGGGTGACGAAGGAAGCCCTTGTGGAGAAGGCCAGGGCGTACATAGCAGCAAATGCCCTGGAAGCGATCCCTACTACCATCGAGGTGTCCTTCATCCCCCTGTGGCAAACGGAGGAGTACAAGGAAGTCGCCGCACTGGAGCGATTGAAACTGTGCGATACGCTTACCATCAAGCATTCCTATCTCGGAATTGACTATACGGCCAAGATCATAAAGGTCGAGTACGATGTCCTGAAGGAACGTTACATCACAATGACCATAGGCCAAGCAGGATCGAACTTCGTGGATTCGGTCAGGAGTGCTATCGCGGAAGCGACGGCCGAGGTGCCGACGATGTCCGCCATGCAGCAGGCCATATCCCATGCTACGGAGCTGATCCAGGGTGGGGCGGGTGGCCACATGGTGACCGGGCTTGATGAGGACGGGAAGCCCCACGAGCTGTACTTCATGGACACCGATGATGTGAATACCGCGATGAAGGTGCTCCGCATCAACATGAACGGGATAGGCTTCTCCTCCACTGGGTTCAACGGCCCCTATCATTCCGCGTGGACGTTGGACGGTAGGTTCGTAGCTGACTACATCTGCGTGGGGTCTATTAACGCGAGCCTGATAGACGTTGGTGAGCTTAACGCCAGCCTCATGACCACCGGAGTTCTGAAGATCATCAAGAAGGATGAGTACGGGAACCCGGTGTTGGATGAGCAAGGCAACGAGAAATGCCTGCTTTATGCTGACGCGGACAAGGGAGAGCTCCACATCGTGGCGGATTCCTTCTCCCTTGTGAGCGGGGACACGATGGAGAGTATCGCCCAGGGTGCGGTCAACGCGTATGATGAGACGGTACGGGATTACCTGCAGGAGTTCCAGGATCAGCTGGATTCGCAAGTCGAATGGTTCTTTATCAGTGGTACGCCGACGACCGATACCAGCGATATGAACTACAACATAAGTCCTAACAAGGATTGGACTACGAATGCTGAAAAGGAAGCCCACCTGGGGGACTGCTGCTACTCCACGAACACTGGGAAGGCTTATAAATGGGCGCATACATGTTATGGGACCGTGATCACGTTATCCGCGAATTCCAGGACGTACAACGGGGGTGACTATGTCAAGGTGTATGCCCAGGTGAACGGTGAGTACAGGATCTTTGGCGCGTGGGGCGGTCGAGACCTGGCATCCAAGAAGGCGTTCGTCCCGGCGAAGGACGTCTATGTCTACTGGAACACCAGTTCCATGGGGAACAACGCGTACGGCTTTAAGATGACGGGTAAACGTGATTATGTAGACTTGGATTCGGGTATCGC